CCAAACTGTCATTCCTAATACTTCGTTTGCCCAATAACTAAACATCGTTGTCACCATTGCTATTGAGGTTGCTACCGTTCCTAAAAACGTAGTCTCCTTGGCTTTTTCTGTGCCTAAAGAAAATATCGGTTTTAAAAAACTGTATTGTTCAAAGACTGTCCACATAGCTATTAATTATTGACTCTGTTATGCCAAATTGTGCATCCCAGATTGCCGTTGTAGCTGTTCACAACTTCTCCGGCAAAGGTTTTTACGCGATCTGTAATCACAACTGAGTCGCCAGTCTCAAACAAAACCTCATTGAATGGCAGTGATACGGTATAATCAGAAATAAATACACCCTCGGTCATTCCGGTACTGCCGGATCGTGATGGGTAATTTCTACATTCGCCTTCAAAAACATCTACATCAGAAGACGTAGGAGGATTAACATCGGTATTCACAACTACTCTCGTAACCTTTATCCAATGTGGAAATCTTGGATTGAACCCTTCCGTGTTAGTACCTCGCCTGAGCATCTGACTTAACCCCGTTTAATGATGTGAAAATGATAGATGGCATAGTTGCCTCGCCATATTTCTTATAAATTGCATTTGCCTGTGTTCTGATCAATCGCTTATCGGTGATAGATAATGTTCCGCTTGCCTCTTGGTGTGACCATCCGTTATCGCTATCCTTTGCCCCCTGTACTTGCGAGGGGGAATTAACCCCGTACATTAAAGCATCTGCAAAAGCCAGCTCTCTGGTCTGCTGACTGAGAAGTGATACATCTAATCCAATCGCTAATCCACGATCAACTCTGATTTTCATCAAGGCAGCATCAGGTAGTAAATACCCGACACTGGCCTTTAGATACGCCTCAAGCGTAACGATGAAAACAGCAGAAATTACGACATCGCTGTCGGGAGCTTCAAAAACATACGGGTTTGCAACGATAACTTCTTCGCCTCGCAAGAAATGACTGAATGAGGAGGTAGACGCTGCTAACGTCACTTCATCCCCCATGCTGTGGATTCCTGCGCCTGTGACTACTCCATCACCTATAACTGTAACCTGTACGTTCATATCGGCTTATTTGTTTATGCAGCAGAAGTGATATCCAGCATGATGATGTGGTCTGGATTGTTCAGAACCGGAATACCAGTAAACTCAGCAATAAACTCCATCACCTTATGCTTAGCAGATACAGTCTGAAGGATAGTAATTCTACCATCTTCATAAGTGTAAACAGGTTCAGCAGGATTGTTGAATTTAATTGGAAGAGAAGACTCAACCGATCCGCAAAGTCCAGCAGGACGTAAAACTACAACACCATCTGCGAAAGATTTCAAAGCGGTATTTACAGTCTTGCGAGTTGCTACATCAAATGTCTGAGCAAAAGAAATCTCATCAACAACTTCGATAGGAGGCAAACCACGACCAAGAAGGTATTGGCGTACATTATCCTGAGTTACGAAGAATGTAGAAACATTTGCGGCTGCGATACCACCGTTGGTCAACTGAATAGCAGTATTATTACGGACAGTTGTGTGCTGCCATATAATATCCCAAGTAGACTGATTCATACGAAGTACGCCGTAAGGTTTGAAATTATCCTTTGCGTATTTCACGATCATAGCCAAGTCGGCAATAACGTCAGCAGTTGGGTCAGACCAAACTTTTACTACTTTCTTTTTATTGGCAGCAGGAACATTGAAGTCAAACTCTAATGCGTGAATACCGTCAGGGTTGTTGGTTGCATTGGTTACGAACTTTCCGGTAGATTCAATCTGGAAAGCCATGTAATTCAACTGGCTGTGCATACCGCGAAGTAACTTGTCGGTATCGGTAGAGATGATTTTATACAAATCTTCCCAACGTGGAACTACACCAGAGTAGTTAGTAACCAACTGAGCCTGTTGAATGAAACTTTCTTCGTTAAACTGAATTGCATGACCCATACGAGGCATCTTACCAGTAGAAAGAGAGAAGCTTGAAGGTGCGCGAAGTGGCTTGTCTGCGTCAAACTCGATGATAGTGGCTTTAGGGGCAACTAAAGAAGTTCCCTGAAGCTGAGTGTAAGTGAAACCTACTTTTGGGATACCCCAATCAAATGCGGATTTCCAAGAAGCGTTATCGTAGCGATTGGCAAAGGCGGAATCAATGAATGTTTGCATTGAATCGAAGCCATACTGTCCAAGTGCGCCGTTTACTAAATCGTAGTAACTTTTGTAATTTGTTTGCATAGCTTAGATTAAATTACGTTGTCAAAATAAATATCCGTATGTAGCCGTATGTTCGACTTCATGATAGCAGAAATGTATGGAATCCTTTTCTCAAATACATAGCCCTTAAATACAGGTGATGCAGTTGCAATGGTATCTCCGGTTTCAATCAAAATCTGACTATAAGTCAAGTGAGTTGGCTGGCAATAAAGAGCCTGACCTGCTTGTTCCGTTGTTGATGCGGATAGAGCAAGAATTGATCCAACTGCGATTGTGTCACCTGATGCAGTTACGATTGTAAAGGTTGATTCACCATCTACGCTATTATCAACAGTGGTTACAGCAAATGCCTTACCTGTTCCCGCAATAGTCGCAGGAGCTAACATCACGATTTTACCTGCTTTAATTTCGTGAAGACCATCAGCACGATACACTGTGATTATGGTGTTCGTACTAACTGCCGACGTTGCTTTCACCTTCCATGTAGGAAGAATCTTAACGCCATTTGCAGATTCGAGACTGCAAGGTGATCCAGCGGGATAGTTTTCACCCTCCACAATTGTGTTCAGTAGCTTGCCTACCCCTACAATTCGCTCTGGAACGCCTTTCCATACCGGAAAACCAGAACCGTATGTGGCTGTTTTCCTACCGAAAGTATTTCCCATTTTTTAAAAAATTAAGTTTTATACATTAAAAATTTCTTCTGTGTTCGGCGGTGTTTTACTTACGCCTTTGCCTTTCCTAAAAACTTGTCAACAAGATCAACGCCTTTTTTTTGAGCAGCTTCTACCGTAGCTTTATCACCAAGAGCAGGAATGATCGGAACTGCGCCATCTTTCGAGATGGAGGATTGTAATTCATTGTATTCCGAAAGAGCTAATCCAGAAATCTGTTCGGCGGTCATGTCATCTTGAATGTCGATTAACTTAATAGCCTTTTTGAGTAGGGTTGAATTAGTTGCTCCTTGTTTTCCAGATATTTCAAGGGCTTTTGTAATTAGCTCTTGCTTCGTGGTTGCCTTACGATGCTCAGCATCTTTGTTCTCCAAGCCCGTAATCTTCTCCATTAACGTCTTTAGTAAGGCGGTTGTGGAGTCGTCGGCTGGGGCTGGAGGATTAACGATAGGTGTTGGTGGATCTGTTGGTCTTTTTACCTTTGATGAATCTATCTCGGACTGCATCACCGCTAAGAGTGGTCTATAAATTTCCACTTCTGCTTTGATTGCCGTCTGTAAATTCTCAGGCTCAATAGTCCCTGCTGAAAGCCTTACTTCTATTGCATTGACTATTTTTTCGATTGATTCTAGCTTTAAACCGTACTGCAAATAAGCACTTTTTACCGCCGCTTGGATCTCTGCTTTCATTTTAATTGCTATTATAAATATTTGTTAGTAGCATGAATTATGGACAAAGATAATTAAAAAATCCGAATTACCAAATTTCGTTTTTAACGACGCAAGATAATTGCAATTGTACTAAATTTTATTATCTTTGCCTATTAAAATCTATTTGACTTTATGCAGGAGTACATCCTATCGCCATCAGGAAAGAAATATTACACTAATGAATATGTGGAGTCTCTGCGTGAAGCCAATTTAAAGCTTCCGGCGGGCGCACAGATGTTTAACTTTATTCCACAAGAAGGTTTTCAAGAAAAGTGCTTAATATCTGAGGCTGACATCATGATAATCGGAGGTAAGCGCGGAGGCGGGAAATCGAGGGTGATGAATATGATGCCTCTATATAATATTGGGGTGGTAGGTTTCAATGCTAATAGATTCAGGAAGGAAGAGGAAGACTGTCGAGATGGTATATATAAGGATGGCGTTGATTTATACCGAGGGTTTGGAAATATTACTGACCTTACAATAAAGTTTAGTAACGGTGATTCATACATAGACTTTGGGCATCTTCAAAACGAGAAGGAGATTGACCGTCGATTCAGGGGCAGACAGATGCCGGACATCGGGATAGATGAGTTAAGTCAATTACAGGAAGCGACATTCTTTACTTTGCTTGGTTCTAATCGTAACACATTAGGAATCAAGAATAAATTTATCGCATCAACTAATCCAGTAGGCGATTTGCACTGGTTATATCAACTTGTAAGCTGGTACATAAATCCGATAACACACAAAGTAATTCCTGAACGCTCTGGCGTTATTCGCTACTTCTATCGTCACGGAAAGAAGCTATCAGATATAATCTGGGGCGATAGCAGAGAGGAAGTATACTTAAAGGCAAGTGGTTACATTGATGCTATTTACGATAAGTCATTGGAGGGGCAAGTAGATAAGCTGAATCTTATTGTGTCCTTTACGTTTATTGAAGGACAACTCAGCGAAAATAAAATTCTTAATAAAAAGGATGATAACTATTTAGGTAGACTTGCTACTCAGGGAGCAGAAGAAGCATATAGGGCAATCAACGGAATTTGGGAAAATAAGGAGTCATCGTTTGGCTTAGTTTCTTACGAGGACTTTGAGAATATGTTTGATAATAATAATCAAGGCGGAGTTGGGTTTAGGTGCGCCAGTGCTGATGTTGCGTTGTCTGGGGATTATTTTGAAATGTTTGCCTTCGAGGACAAGCATGTTGTAGATTGGGAGGCATTTACCAATGTAAAAAGCAATGATGCTATCATGCTGGTAAGAAAGTTTCTCGACAAAAATAGTATTCGCGAGGAGAATTTTACCTATGACGGAAACGGAATTGGATTATTTTTAGAGGGATTTTTCAAAAAATCAAAAAAGTTTTTAAATAATGAATCTGCATCTAATCCTAAGATGTGGGGAAATCAGAAGTCTGAATGTGCAGAGAGGTTTATTAAAGCTATCGAAAAAGGAGAATACAGCTTTGATAAAAATGTACTAAACAAAGAAATCGGAGGCATGACGCTTAAAGAGAAATTACATCAACAGCGTCCGGCATTACGAAGGAAAGATATTGATAGTGGGAAATTTGAGATAATAAAAAAATCACAAATGAAGCAAGAAATAGGACACTCCCCCGACACGCTCGAAGCCCTATTTATGCGAGAAGTATTCAGCAGTAAAAAAAGGGGGTTTTCAAATAGTGGATTATTATAAATTTTAAAAAGAGAAGAGATGGAAGCAGCAGAATTTAGAACAGGAAATTTGATTTATTCAAGAGATGGATCTATTAAAGTGATAGATGTCATTAATGCCACTACAAATAAATTGGAGTTTGATGATAGTGATGATGATTATAGTATATATGATTGTAATCCAATTCCACTAACCGACGATTTGTTTGATAAATTTGGATTCAAAAAAGGATATTCAGAATATCACAAACTTAATTATTGGTGGATGACTGGATTTAAATTCCTTATAAGGGATCAGGGAAACGGAGAATATACGCCTTGCACTCACGCAAATTTCCTATATTCAGCAGCACCGAGATTCAAATATGTGCATAAATTACAGAACTTCTATCATGCGTTTAAGGACGAAGAATTAATACTTAATAATAACTAAAATGGCAACAACAAAAACAGTCGATGAAATTTTACTGAAGAAGCCCTTCCGTAGAGCTGCCCCAAGCGTAAACTGGCATCCGGCATCAACTATGGGAGAATCTGCACCAGTAATGCTTCCGAGGCAATTATGGGCGCAGGTAACGCAGGATCAATTTCTGACTGAGTATGATCCGGCAGGACATAAGATTAATGACCAGTTCTATTATGCTGATAGGGTCAAGTCGGACTCGACCGGACAGAGGTATATTCATTTTGTAGAGCGTGTCAGTCTGCCAATGCAGCAGACTATTGTTACGAAACAAATGGCGCATCTTTCCGGCAATTACGTGCAGTTTGTGGATAGCAACCCACTTCCAACAGAAGCACAGAAAAATTCATTGATAGAATTTAAGCAAGGCTGGATCAACAAAAACATGGAGGTCGCAATGCATGAGTTCTTCGAGATGGAAAAGATTACCGGAGATTCGGCTTTGTGCGGATATATTCACGAGGGTGAGTTCGGATGGCGCACTTTCGGTTATCGCAATGGAGAAATACTTTATCCTCACTACGACAACATAACCGGAAAGCTCAATCTGTTTGCGAGAAGGTATATGCAGAATGAAGTTGAGTATGTGGATGTTTGGGATAAGAAATACATGACTACCTACACCCGACAGAAAGGGTGGATGGCTAAGGTGTCAAAAGTAATTGGAGGTGATGGGTGGAATGTAGATGCACGCGCACCTCATGGGTTCGATTTCGTACCGATCTCTTATAAAAGGGATGATATGGGTGCTTGTTGGTCAAATGTTCAGGACTGTATTGATAAGTTCGAATTGGCAGTATCTCAGCTCTGTGAAAATAATAAAGCATATGCCTTTAGAATCATGTTTATCAAAGGCGATGGAGATATTCAGAAAGATGCAGACGGGATGCCATCGGTTATTATTGGTGACAAGGATTCTAATGCAAAGTTTTTGGAGAAGGCGGATGCTTCTACATCATTCGAGCTTCAACTGAAAATATTAGAGAAATACATTTTGATGGGTAGTTTTACGGTTCTTCCTCCTGAGGTTAAGGGCGGCGACCTTCCGGGAGTTACGATCAAATTACTCTATTCTCCAGCGGTCGAAAAAAGTATGGAGGACTCGATGCACTGGAATCAGGCTTTGGATGACGTGGTTTCAATATTTAAGTTTGGATTCGGAGTTGAGACACGCAAGTCTGCACAGTTCAATAACCTTGCAGTAAGGGGGGAGATTATTCCTTATGTTCATCAGAATATGGCAGAAAAAGCCCAAATACTTGCTCAGGGAGTAACTATGGGAGTCATGTCGGCAGAGACGGCAGCCCCACAATACCCAGATGCTGCCAACGATGAATTTGCGAGACTTACAAAACAAAACGAAGCAGAGTTTGCCAGAGAAACAGCAAGCGCAGAAGCTGCGGTAGCTATCAAGGCTAAAAATGCCACTAAAGCATCGGGTATGAATCAAAATAATAAAAACAGAAAAGATGCAGGTATTTAATACACAACCACCGGAAGCCAGATTCGTACTAGAGCATATACAACAGGCTTTTCTTGGCGAGGAGGTTCCGATAACATGTGCGTTCAATGAATACGCAATTGCCAAGGCTCAACGCATTTCAGGTCAAGTAGATTATGTGGCTGTAAAATGGGATTTCTCTCTCTATGTGCCTCGGATCGTGTTTGATCCAAAATGCTTTAATGGGACTATTGTGAAGCTGCTCTGCTTGTATGTATACAGTAAGGTTGCGGAGATAGTAAAGCCGCCAGAACCAAAGCGAGTAGACGCATTCTTTTCTAAATCACCCAGCAAAATGACGGGGGAGGAGCTGAAGTTTGAGCTTCGTATGATACACGGCCTTTCGGATGAGAAGGTTGCGGAATATAAATCCATGCCATCGAGAGTTGCGAAAGTAATAGAGATGAGAAAAATAGCAGATAATGGAAGAAAATAGCAGACTAACACTCGAAAACGCATTTGTCACATACAAAAAGGTGCTTACGCCAGAGGGAATCAAATCCATAACGCATCTTAGTAGGTGGGAAAGTGACAAGCCAAAGCCGGATCAATTTATTGTCTTCTCGATTCGCACAAGCTCGTCGGTCGTGATGAGGTTGTATCAGCACTCAGATCGGTACTATAAAGGGAAGGTTCAGCTTCTTACCGACCAAATTATAAACGAATATATTGACATTCACAAGGACGACCCTATGTTAACTACCTATATAGGTGAGAATAAAGGGAAGAAGGATGTAGATAGGTGTTATAAGTACAATCTTCAAATTCGCAAATCCACGCTGGATAGACTCAATGAAATGGCAGAAGATTTTCAAGAACCTAAAGCGAGTATAGCAAAAGCTGCGCTGAGAATTTGGATACTTGGGCTGAAGTAAAAATAAACCCCGTCAGTTAATTGGCGGGGTTTTTTGTCCCAATTTTATGATATATTTGGGACGGGATTTATTGGAAAATTTAATCTTGCGAATTTGCCATAATATATAATTGCCGCCTCGTCGTAAGCGCGAGCAGCATCTTCCTCTACTTTAAACCGACCAAGAAATTTTTTCTTTCCATCAACATATATTGATACCTCCCATTTTTTATCTCTCGCAAACCATGATACCCCTTTGTATTTTGATGAGGAATTTTTATCCTTCTTTCTGTTCATGCCATTCTCGGATGTGGTGCAATGTCTCATGTTTAGTCGCTGATTATTCCATCCGTCTCCGTCCTCATGATCTATCATTGGTTTTTCTGGATTATCACCCATAATGAGTCGGTGCATCATCTGCATGGTTTGTTTGCCGTTAATTCTAATGCGTCTTACGGCATAAAATGTATTGCCGTCTTTCTGTGCATACCAATTAAATTGGCTAACCATTTCAAAATCTTCGTCATCAACCAAGGCTACTTGACCTTGTGTTAATTTTATTTCTTGCATTACTAAATGTTTAAAACAACAAACCCTCAAACTCAGCTTGCGGACTAAGAATGAAGGTTTGCTAAAAAATATTATCAATTATGCCGCAAGACATGCGACAAATATACGAAATAAAATACACACTACCAAATATAATTACCAAATATGTGTTGTGTTTTACCATCCGCATTAATAATCACATCTCCGATACCCCAGCTACTCAACCCTTCGTTGTACCCATGATCAAGTGTCTGACAACCAACTACTAAACTACCATCCTGACGAGATGGCGTATGCGAGTGCGCAGTTATATTTCTCGAAGATAAATTCTTGAACTGAACCGAGCTGCCACGACTACCGTTAGTTCCTTTATCTCCGTGCATGTTCAATTCTATACCACAAACCAACACGCTATCATCCACTTTGGTTGCCGTTATGTCCATTTGCTTGACTAGATACGGAAAGACGCCACAATCCTCTCTTAATGCGATTGGGAGCAATTCCGCGTACTTGATTGCATTGGGAATATCGCGCCTCCAATCCATATTGATTATATATCGGTCTAACATGTTGTCGTGGTTCGAAGCAACTATTACGATATTATCGCATAGAAGTTTTAGTTCAGCAAGAAAATCCAATGTATCCTCAATCTCATTAGCCAGACTATTTCTGCCGGACTCAAATCTTTTAACTTTCAGAACTGGATTCTTTTCCTCGTGAGGATTAATACTCTCACAATCCATCATATCGTATAGGATTAACATCTTCGGGTTTATGGCAATTATCCTATTTCGGATTCTTTCACGAGCTTCTTGATCTAATTTAGAGGCATGAATATCACCCAATATGAGTGCTTCTGCCTTAAGCGCGGTGTATATAATTCCATCAGACACTCTCTTGTCGTAGTCGGTAAAATCGCCATCATCTCCGGCAGTCACGTAATGCATATCGCCATCTTGCACAACAACAAAGCCATAAACATGATGGAAGCACCCCTTCTTTCCAGTCTTACTATCAGTATAGTTAGGCAACGTGCAAGCTCCGGTCGTCATCATAATTTTTGGCTTGTGCCCTTTCGGAACGGGCATAAACTGCATGTGAACTCTCGGATGCCCAAATATACACGACTCGGATGCGCTCAACCCGTTCAGTCCCGATAATGGCGTAACTGCTGTGGGTTGTATTTTAACGTCCGACATTAATTGAATACCATCGAAGAGATTATGTCTGTTGGCGTCCAAGTAGGGCAGGACTTCAGCGCACCAGACTTCCGCACGAGATTCTGAAAAAACGCTTGTGGGATTGGTATACCTGCTGGCGATTACATGTATCTCGGCATTTTTGAATCTGGCATAAGCTAATAGATTATCCCAAAACGGTTTATGTATTGGAGTTGAGTTTAGAGCAGTGGTGATTATGTATGTCTTGGATGGGATGAGCTGCTTATGGGTGGCTTGCTCGTATTCGTTAGATGTAGTGCAGGCAGACATGTAGAGAGAATACAAGTCCATATGAACTCCAGCAACGGGATTTCCGGCAGACCCAAGCATTTTGCGAACCCTGTACCTTGCACTTTCCGTATCAATGGACGGGTCTTGGCTTACCATTTCCTTGGCAATAGCTCTCTTGTCTGTAATGCCATTGGCGATACATTCTCTAATAATTTTTTCTGTGAAAATCATGTAATATGGTTTTAGTCAATACAAAGATAATACATTTATTGACAATTGCAAATTAAATGTAAAGAAAAAACCACCACTGAGATATGTGGTGGTTAGTGTACTTGAAAGGCTTTACTGGTAGATATGCTCTGACACTCCGCAAACCAGTTTTAACAATTTAGTCAGCCTATCCCTCGATCCCATATACCGATGGGATTCTTATGATTGCGGGTGCTTTACGTGGGGAGAGCAAGACTCAAACTTGCATGAATCAGTATAAGCAATTCTGATCCTCATGTGCCTTGAATAGAAGAATTTTAACGAGTTCGTGATCTCTTAGTGAGCGGGTGCACATCTTAACCTAAGCCCCGACCATTCTATTCAATGTGGTTAGCGTCTATCAATTCCGCCACCTCCCCATCCTCGTCTTTCCGAGTGTGTGAATTTTCCCAGCTTCTGACTATTTCTTAGCCGCGATAAGCTCACTGGTTTCGCTGCGCTCCTATCCGATTACTAACGCAATTCAATAAGTCGGATGAATATATTATGTTCAAAAAGGCAGGTCATCGCCATCTTTCTGATCTCCACCACTTTGCGTATCTCCCATTGGTGGCAAATCGTCCGCAGGTTTTGGTTTCGCCCCAGAAGTCTTCGTAATATTCACCTTCCATGCTGTTACGTTCGAAAAATACTTGCCGTTATATTCGCGAGATTCTACATTAAATCCAACCTCAACCTCGTCGTCCACTCGCATATCTGCGATCATTTCCGGTTTGTTGAATACAGTGAAGGCTATTTGTTTTGGCCACTGACCCTCCGATTCCTGTATGACGAAATCACGTTTACTCCACGCTTTCCCAGACGATGCACTTGTTCCTGATGCCTCTGGCAGGATTGCTACCACTATTCCACTAATTTTTAAATCCATTACTCTGCTGTTTTATTAGTTTCTACTGTTGTTTCCTCTTTAGTTAATTCTGCTATGATTTCTGCCTTATCGTCTGCTTGCTGTGCAGATTCTGCCGTTTCTTTCATTTCATGTAACGCCTTCTCTTCTTCGATGATGGCTAAGTCATCTTCCGGAGTTATTTCCTTGCTAAGATCAGCGAAGTACTCATTATGGAATTTAATCCAAGCCTCCACGTACATTGGATTCTGAATTGCCAAAATACTAAATGTTTGTGTTCCGGCAAATGCGACTTCAAAATATTTGCGCCATTCGTCATCTTTATTATCCTCGAAAAATTTTTCGATGTTCTCTGGGGTTGCGCCCATTCGGAAATTCCACGACTTGTTCTCGTGGCTTACTTTTAGGTAGCCGTTTTCTTTTTCGCAGATGTAACTCCCTAATTTAATATTTTTTTTCATTTATAATGTATTACTTCTCTTCCGTTTTTATTTACAAATCTCATTTTAACTTTTCCAAACCCAGACAACTTTTCTATTGACTCTCTTGTTCCTACCACATCTTTGCTTTTTATTTCTACAACAAAAATATCTGTATCGTTTAAGGACTGATCGAGATGCATTCCTGTATCTAATTCTATCTCTGGCTTTTTGACCGGAGTCATACCCTTACGCTTGTTCATAATCTTTGTTGTAGATATGGGTTTTCCCTCAGTGCATAATCCTTCCAACTACTTAAATCTTCAAGCGTATCCTTATCAAACTCAAACACTTCGCAGCACGAAATAACATGCTCTTCAGATATTCCCAATTCTCTGTTTACTCTACAATTGTGTCGCACATTATTTCTCATACAAGTAAACTCCGCTACCCTTCGTTTAAACTTTTTTTCCTCATCTGTCAATGCGATTTTCATTTTCTTCTCTTATTAGTTTATACATGCAAAGATAATACATTTATTTAAACCACCAAACTTTTATAGAGATTTTTTAAAGAAATATTTTCAACCGCATATTCCATAAACTTACTACTACGCTTAAAATCAAACATATACTCCCTATTTCCCTGCTCAACTAACCAGCCCAATTTCATACAGGCATAATTGGTATTTAGCCTTGTAATCACCTCCCATGCTACCAACCCTGTCAGTTGCTCCCGACATTGGAGAAAGTAGAGCATAAAATCCACATCCAGCACCCTCAACATCCGCCCATCTACAACAGATATGAATTGGTCGGGTCGGAAAGTTTCCTGTACGTTCATAAGCGTGTAACCCAGAAGTGACATATACTCGTTTTCTTCCTGCAAGTCCGGCACATCCCTTGCTTCCAATTCCCGTACTCGCGCATCAGCTACGGCAAGAAAACGTTTGACGGGACTGTCCCTGTTCGCATAGAAGCGGGCAAGTGAGGCTGATTCGTGGGAGTAGAGGAGTTGGTACTTCATTGATTGCTGGCTTCTTTTGTATCATTCTGCAACTTAATCAGCGCATCCTGCATTAAATCAAAATATTCTGCTCGTTCCTTGTCGCTTCTATTTGGCGGAAACTCTACAATGCAGTTGACTACATTTGCAAGGAGTGGGTATTTATTGCGGAAGTCTTGGTTCATCGCATAGCCTCCAGTTCGGTTTTCACTTCTTGCCAATATACAAGTCGATCAACAACACTGTATTGTTTGTCAAAAATAAAAATTACACTTTTCAGGTCGTTGTAAAAATTAATCTCGGCTATATGGCTTTCTGTGGTAAGTATGGCACACTCAACTATGAGATAAGATGGCATGGTTACTGTACTTAATAATGACTGATCCTGAATCTGTTCAATCAAACATTGTGCTTCCTGTTTTGGATTCATTTCTTCTCTTCTATTCGTTTCATTTTCAAATAATTCTTTACTATTCTCATAAAATCTACCACAGCCTTTCGGTCTTGCACATCTACTTTTATTCTTGGCTCGTTCATATCACTTAAAATCAGTTGCGTAACAATCCTCCGTAATCGTCCAATCATCCAACAGCATCTCCATAAATGCCTTATCCATAGCCTTCTTATCTTTGTAGTGTCCGATCACAACCCAATTGAGCGTATTACTTCTCGTCGCTTTCTGCCTCTCTATTTCTGTGGTGCGCTTATTCTTTCTGATTATTCGAAACCCACGCTGGACTTTCCAGAGCTGGGAAAACCGCTCAGTACTGCAATCCCTGTCCAAATTTCTCTCGTGTGGCATAATTAGGTTTCCGCTCGTTGCTTTCCATTCGTCACTGATTTGCATCTCTTCAATTTATTAATCATTAATTTTGCTTTCCTCTTTATATTAAGGGTTCGGTTGTCGGTTCCGGTTAACCCATTCAACTCCAATAAAAGGGTGTTTATTTGGGTTAGTGATTGATTTGAAATGGCGATCATACCTAAAACTTGCATTTATTGTCGTCTGTTTCCTTTTTGCCATCTTCAAAACCTTTCATATATTCTTGCATACCATATATTCTCATTGCTTTTCTGATAAGTCCAAGAACCGGAAATATTACCGATATGTCAATCAGGTTTTTATCTGCTTCGTCTTTTAGTATTTCGTATGGTGTTTTCATCTCTCTTATTCTTAAACTTTCTGTAAACAATCAATAGATAACATATTAGCTATTTCTGGTTAAATTTGCCGATATTAGCTATTATATTGGCGGTAAATCATATTCCAGTTCTCCCTGCTTCGGCACACTCGGCTTTACCAGCGTTTTCCCCATGCACTTGTAAGCCACAACCCTGCTAAACTCTTCCTTACTCATCGTTAGCAATCCTTGAGAAGCCAACCGATCCCATTCGCCAATCATAGGCATTAGGTAGTAGGTGTAAGTCATTCCGTCCGACTTCCGCTCCTTGATAAAGTTCTTCTCCTTCAGCTTTTCGGCAAACTTCACATTCGAGAAGGCATTGTAGCCGGATGCCTTACAATAATCTACGTACTGTTTGTACAGATCCTTGGCGGTTATTTGCATCGGGGCGTGGGTCTTGTAGACTGGGATGTTGTAGTATTCCTGATCCTCTATGAATTTCAATATCGAGTTGCTATTCATCTCATACTCAATTACTTTGTCCTTAACTGCCTCTGGTTCAACTATCTTGTATCCGTTTGCTTTTATGCGAGCATATCCAGTTAAAAACCAATTAAGGATACCGCTTAATTCTTCCCGTAATTCGGTATGAAGATTGATGTTTTGCCTTTCCTCTGAGATGGTTACATTAAATGGTACAATTAAAAAACGCCTGAAGTAGCCTTTGGTGTAGTCGCTGGTAGCTGGTAATTCATTAGTATTTGCGATCAATAATGGAATATGTTTTACAAGAAACGGATCTCGGTAAATATGCCTTGCTTGGATTGGTTCGCCGGAGATTAGCTTCTTTACGATAGAGCCTGAAATTTCCTTGCTTTTTAATTCCGAGCAGTAGTTTATTGTTTTACCTTCGATTGCCGCGATGTTGTAGTCCTTGGAATTACCGGAAACTAAATCGCCAATTTCGTAAGTTGTTGTATTATCGTCGCCAACCATCTGAGTCACAGTCTCAAATACAACTGACTTTCCATTACTACCTCCTCCGATCAACACGAGCATTCGCTCCAATTTCGATTTACTCCGATCTGCATATGCCAGCGAAATCATCTCCTGAAAAGCATTTCTTATCAACTCATCCGGCAAAACCTCCTCGATAAACTTCATCCATTTAGGACACTTCGCTTCTGGATCATAATCGTAATTAATTCTGTTGATCACGAAATGCTCTGGTGAAAATGGGCTGACCTGCATTGTGTCAGCGTCAAGTACGCAGTTGGTAAAACATAATTTTCTTCTCGTTAGTTTAAAATCCCTCCGGCTAAGGTTTCTCCAAATCGTTTTCGTCATGCTTTGGAACTCCTTGTTTAGTATTCCATCAGAAACTTGCAGGTATCTCATAGATGTAAATATCGCACTTTCCAGATCATCCTTATCGACAAGAATGTAGCTGCGGCCATCAAACCACACGCTGTTTCCGGCATACTTGTAGATATTTATCTTAGATAGCGTATCATAATATAACAATGCTATACCGCCAACCTTCTCAACCTTAGCTTCCCTACAAAGTATGTCTTTTAACCGTTCCCTGTCGATAGATGTTATTAGCTGTTCACTAAGTCCATCTGTCATTGTGTGGGGTTAAATTGGACGGAAGAAACTAAGTCCCATAAAAGTCATATGGGCTGCCTTATTGGCACGTACATGAGCATACGGCGATCCAAGGGACTGAGAGCTAAGCCCCATCATTTTCCCGTAACCTATTCTTGTCCAGAATATTACGCCATCACAAATGATAGTGTCTTCTGAAGTTTGGCGTATTGTTTTAAATTCCTGTTGTTCCATCGTTTTTAGTTTTGTGTTGTACAAAGATAATGCATTTATTTGAATTTCCTAATTTTATTTTTATTTATTCTCTGAGAAATTTAACCATGCAAATTCACCAAAATATTTTATCGCTGCCACGTCATAAGCGCGAGCTGCATCTTCTTCAATAATGAAGTATCCTAAAAACCCCATTTTGCCGTTTACCCTTATTTGCGCCAACCATTTTTGTCTTGACTCAATCCAACATACTCCTTTGTATTTAGAAGAAGAATTTTTACGAGATTTTTGATTCATTTGATTTTGCCTACGCGTACATGGTCTTAAATTTAACCGCCAATTATTGCAACCGTCCCCATCCCAGTGGTCTACACACGGCTTTAGCGGATTATCGCCCATTATAAATCTGTGCATATACTGAAGAATACGTTTGCCGTCAATGGTAACGGCTCTTTCTGCATAGAATATATTTCCAATTTTGTGTGCGCACCATTTGTGTTGATTTACCCTCTCGAAATCTTCATCATCCACATACGCCACTTTTCCTTGTGTTAATTGTATTTCCCGCATTATTGATTATTTAAAATGCAAAACCCAAAAACACACGGCTAGATGTATCTCTGGGTTTCATCAGATTTTAGTCTGAATTTCTTAACTTCGATCTAGCCATCGAGCTGCAAATATACGGAATATAATCGACACTACCAAATCTACTTTTCTCCCCTCAGCATGTGAAATAATATTCCATAGTTCACTAAGTCAATTATCGAATCATCAATACTCTCATTATTCGGCGTCTTGCTTCCCTGAAGATTCCCGATCCTGACTACTTTGGTCGCTATGAAAACCAGAAGAACTTGCTCTGGAGTAACGCCTACCATAGAGGCGACTATTTTGAAGTTGCTGAGGCGGTCGGCATTGGCGTAATCATCCCCCTTGCTGTTCTGTATTTTGGCAATCTCTTCAAATATAGAGGAGAGTTGCGTTTGCTGTTCCTGTTTAGTCATTGCCTCTCAAATATTTTTATTATTGGAACCTCCTTAAAAAAATTAAAATGCTTAGGATCAATTCCTTTTATGACAGTTCTGTCATTTAATTTAAGTCCAAGATCGTGCCGCTTTTCCTCGATTAACCAACCTCCATCATCGCAAGACCCATTGGCGCGTCCAATATTATTTACATACTCTATCCTTTGGGTTACGCCTATATCGGAAACTAAGTCCCATAAAGTTCTACTTCGGTCAGGTAGATGAACCCAAATACGCCTCATCTCCTCGATTCGCTTTAGGCGGGTGGGGGTGGCTCTTGTTGGATCGCTCATCTCCAGTCCTCCTCGTCATTTCCGGTATAATCCGTCGAGTCAATTAGTTCTTCTTCCATTTTAGTAACCTTTATAAGATTCGATGTCAAGCGTTTCGGGAATAAACCTTTCAATATTAGACTCATGACCACAGAAGTTGCAGCGGCATTGGTCGTTTATTCTTGTTACATTCGTAGCTGCACATCCCTGTCTTGGGCAGGTTAGGACGAGTGCGGTATATCCGTTATCGTCTTCTGGGGCGTATCCGTTCGGCTCTCTACTCATCTTCCGCCCCCATTTCTTCCGTTACGTCCACTTCTTTCCAAATCATTCCGCAACATCCAATTTCGCCCAACTCTTTACATAGGGCATCTGCCTCTTCCGTACAGGGATAACCTGCGCAGTTATGGCACAATCCACTGTCTGACTCTTCTTACTGCTCGTAAACTTTTTCGTTAATTGCTGTTCTCATCATTTTTGTTGCTATTATTTGATTAAATTCGCCTTCAATTTTGTTGAGCATACTGAGAAGGTTTAGGTTATTTTTAGCGTTCTCAATGTCGTTTAGTAACTCCTCTGCTGTTTTTTCTGTTCTCATCTATTCTGTTGTTTTAATACAATGCAAAGATAATATATTTATTCGGATTCGCAATAGCTTTGGCAATTATTTTTGGATTATTTTCATTTTACCTGATTAAGCCCACCTTCACGAGCCACTCCCGTTCCTTTTCTTTAGACTCAAACTTGACCCACAACCTCTTATCCGCCACGGAGTTACAACTATCAAAAACCCCGTCAATAGAGGCGATCTCGCACAGATGACAGTAGTGCGAGTCGGATAGGCGGGAGAGGGTTAGTTTTCTTGTAATCATAGCTTCTCAGTTATTTCTCCACCACATTTTTGGCACACATAATCCTCCGACATAAACCCAATCGCTCTCACCACTTTCGCTTCTCCTTGCGTTCCAGCCCAATCACAATCAACACATTCGTAAGTTTGTTCCATTATATATTATTTTCAATTAAACTTAAATCAATATAAAAATCTGCAAATATATGGATGGTATAGACGACCCTTCCATGAGGTTTATCCGTACACTTTTCTTTTTTGAAATGATGTGCATCTTCCGGTATGGTTAGGCATTCTTCCAGCCTATCAACCATTGCTTCGGCTGTACTTGCGTTTTCAGTCCATCTCATTGCCATTATGTCCATGTCGCTCGCTAAACTTCCATGCAGTCCAAGTGCCCATCCACAATCCAATGCAGCCTGACGGAAATCATTCCACATACAGGCATAAAATACTGCCCTTCCGTTTGTTATTACGTGTTCTCTACTTTTTGCCATTATTCTACTCCCCTCCTAGCTTTATCAATACAATCAGCTACCCATCCCACTAAATAAGCATCGGCCTCCATTCCGGTACTATACTCTCCGAGATGACCCCAGATCATCCGAGTGGCGTGGGTCGCTTCGTGCGCAATAGTTTCAATTACGCAATACTTGCGAAGTTTAAAAACTACAATTACCCCAATCTTACGATCCTCTTTTTGGGAGACTAATTGCGTAAATGCCCGCATCTTTCCGGTTTCATCAGCGCCCATAGCGTCTCCAGAAGGGAATTCAAGAAATCTTTCACCTATCGCAGATAAATCACTCGTGATAGATACCCACAATTTTACTGGGTATATTTGCGGATCAAATTGGTGGATTACTGTTTTCCTTTTCATTTAGCAGAAGATGAATATGGACTATTAACCAAAACTATATCGTCATCCTCATCATACGACCAGCATTTAGGACAATAGTGCATTCCTTTCGATTTTATCCATTCCGATTCTAATGCCTTTTCTTCCGCAACTGCTTCGTCGTTCCAGCATGATCCATCATCGCAGTCGCATCCGGCATCTTCGCCACAATTATCACAAACTACCGTGAACATTTCTACTTTTTGTATCATTTTTTTATTTATTAGTTCTATAACCACCCCTTTTTATCATCATGTATATTCCCCACCACAGTCAACTTACTCCCATCCAGATTTCTCCAATACACGCCACTTTCCAGTCCTCGCGCCATGAATGCAGCCTTCTTAAATATGATCACCCACTTATCTCCGAGCGCATCTACGCAAACATCGTCCTCAAATATGCGACGTCCAGCGACGTCAAACTCGGATGAGAATTCGCCGAGGGTTAGGGGACTTACTTGTTCTGCATCCCAATCCTCTCCTTTAAGTTCAAACGTAATCGCACAACTCCCATCAGATGCGGTTATGGCCGATCCTTCCACCCATTCCCCTGTGTCGAGGCGTTGACCTCTATAAATATGCTCTCTCATTTCTCTATCTCCTTATATTCGTTACAATATCTAAAATATCCCATATCCTTCCAGCCATTTCTCCAGTCTGTCGGGATTCGGAACATCACTCTCTTTCCGAGTTGGCATTTGGCTCTTACTTTTATGAAGCCCCTTTCTGATAAAATTGGCTCAATAAAGTTCTGGCACAGATCGCATTCTTGGCGGGGTGGTTTCTTGGCAGCAGTAGTCGTCATCTCACTTTCTTTATTATTTTAGTTATTTTTATCATTTCCATTTTATCCCCACCCTTCAGTACCGCTTCGGCTCGCGTGATTCGGTCGCGGAGTTTGCCTGACGCCACAGTCTGCTCACCTTCGACTTCTTCATATGCTATAATTTCCCAGATTCTTCTTATTTGTACCATTAGGGCTTGGCTCACTTTCGCAATTGGCATCCCCTCTTCTGTCTCTCCTCTCTTAGTTGTCAGATTCGACCTACGGCAATCAAGTTTATCTCCGTTTTTGCAAAATATTCGCACTTTCGGATCTTTCTTACACAGGACGTATTGGGGCAGAGTCCACCTGTGCCCGTCGATCAGCGCATTTGGGAATTTATCCATTCCCCATTTGTGCTGCGATGCTCGGAAATAGTCGCGGTCGTCAAGGATGGCGCAGGTTCCGTTGTTTAATTCGAGGAGCTGGCTCATATTAGTATCGTATATTTTTATCAAGACCCAATTTATCAAACATGGCAAGCGTTTCTGGCATACCTGCACCCACGCCTTTACCAAAAAAGAATAAATCTTCCATTATTGACCAGTTTGCCATTCCTGTGCGATATTTCATGTCGTTTTTACTGCACCAAGCAATCATAGCACTCCTGATCAAAGACGTCGAAATAACTATGTCATGGTCTTCATAAACCCTATCCGCCGCAGTAGGCTCTATTTCGTAGTTTTCTGCCGGAAAATTGGTTTTTGCGTCCCTGCCTTTAAATTTCAGAGCCATTCTATCATACTCTTTAGCGGCTCCAATCTCGGAATCCCAATAACTAAGATTTCTTTTCCCATTTATCCCAATACATGATGTCCATTTACCATCCGTTCCAAATTTCGACACACCTCTATATTGGCTCGATTTTGCTTTTATTTTTTTTTCATCATCCACCACAACCTCTACTTTGCTTATGCGCTTCTTTGGGGCTTTTTTGCTATCCTGCTTCACTGGTTCAGGTACGATATCCTCTTTCGGCACATGTGCCACCATTTCTACGGATAATGCATGCTTGTCAGCCTCCGCGATTCTATCCTGCATAGACATTCCGGCTCCTTTCGCCATCTTTGCCTCCTGTTCTGCTATTTGCCTCTGCCTTTTCTCTGCCATCCAGTCCGAAATCTTACTATTGTCGTCCATTGTAATATTTTTAAAATAGAAAAACCTCCAAGGGAGCAAGTAGAGAATTGCCACACCTCAAAGGTTTCTGTAAAATAAGTTTCGTGGGTCTCTACTCCCGAAAGCACAAAGATAACATTAATTTTCGAATAAACAATAGTAAATCACAAATAAATAAAACAATCTACATAAATCTACATATTTAAGTTTTACTATAAATATTGTTATCATACGCTAATATGTAGAAAAACTACATATTTTAACTTTATGTATTGCATATTTTTGCAAGAAAAACTACATTTTATGTATCTTGTGCATAAAAATTACTCTGCGATCAAAATTTTCATCTATACATTAAAAAATCACATGGAAGGCAAAAGGTGTTTATTGCGTTGTTGGGTTGAATTTTAAGTACTATTCTTAATATTATGTTTATGTCGTTCAATGAATGTAGTGAAGGCACTTTTATAAAGTGTTTCAGTATTATGTATGTTCAACTTACATATATGTAGTATATGTATTATACACATACATATTATATATAGGTTACATATATATCCCTTACAGTAACATCAGTTACATTATTTAACTCTAATATATTGATTGTCAGCAAAAAAAATGCAATGTAGTTATATATTTCACATACTTCGATCCTTCATCAGCTTCATTAAGCCCGATCCAAGGCATAATCCACAAATCACGAACACCAGAATTGAGTAGGGTTAGTAATATTGGTACAACCCTACCAGTACCGACCAGTAGCCACCAGTACCTACCAGTTGAAAATCAGAAAAATAAAAAAATTCAGAAAATTTCAAAATAATAAAAAATGTCTCGGAATCGGAAGGCGCGCGTCCTCAAAATTTTTAAAGGGGGGTGTACCCAGTGGCCTGTGTCCCGTCACATACCTACATAATATTACATTTATTAGTTGTTATTAGCACATATACGTGTTATATGTATAGCTTAAACCATTTGATTGATAATCAGATAGCTGTAAATTTTAAGTGAGTATAATGTATTATGTATGTTAAAATTTCAGCTTAAACTCACACGTTTC